ACCAAATGCTTTCACAAGCTTATTGGTCGTTGCAAGGGCAAGTCTCAGGTGTGGTAGCACACCTTGTCGGGATTCAGAACTTTGAATTTGACGAAGCTCCCGGGCTCAGCGTTTCTAACCTTGACGGACTGTTTACCCAATTGTGGGATACAAGATGCGTTAATGGTTATAGCCTTTATAAGGCGCTGGGCTCGATAGAGTGCGTCCCCGATCGTGAAAAAGCTCTACTCCAGTCCCTTTTGAGGGCTAGGAGTGTCCTACGTTGCCTTCTGGATTTCGCGCAGGTCTACGGTTATAAGAAGCCGATAGATATGAAGCCGATCCTTTTGAGCTATCTCATTCAAGATCTTTGCGGTGAACTTATAGTCAATCTTAAGTATCACACGTTGTGGTTGGCAAACCGCGGTCGAGAACAAGAACTTCCTCCGAGGAAAGAGAGTGTCCAGAACTTGGACGGGTGGTTGTTAGACTACCCTTTCCGTCGATGGTGCCTGCGTCGTCTAAAACGCGACAGGTCTTTTGGCGAAACTATCCTACTCGGTCTTAAGCGAGGTTTTCCTTCACTCGATGAGAACTCAGTTCTCAATGAGGTCGAAAATTTATTGAACGACCTTTCGCGAGAAAACGATCCGACTCCGGACTTCCTTCTCTCTGAGACTAGGAGGACGGCGCGAGAGATATTCGGCACTCAAGAACCAAAGCCGAAAACGAAGATGGAATTTAGCGATAGAGCTGGATTTGAGGAGGAAGCTGGGATCCGTAAAGGTGGGATCCGCGGAGTTGTATGGAGGTGGGCAGTTGGAGCCGGTTATGTAGTCGCGGAGAAGGTGATCACTAAAATGTGGTTTAATCCTCTCCGTGGATTGCAGATCGAGTACGACTACCCTGAACTTCGTAACTACGCGGGGATCTGGGACCGGCTGATGAGATTCTGGATTGCAGAAAGACAGAGTGACGGTAAATTGACTCGTTGTCGAGTTGCTGTCATCTTTGAGCCACTGAAAGTGCGCCCAATTACGGCTGGGGAGGCCCTTACCTATGGAATGGGTAAGGCTTTTCAACAACCTCTGTGGGACCGTCTACAACGGTTTCCCTGCTTCACCTTTACCGGTTGTCCGGCAGGTGAAGCGACCGTAAGTCAGCAAATGTCGGTTCGTATGCCTCATGAACTTTTGGCGTATGATCCGTCCGCGATTGAATTCGAGTCTGCGGATTACCAGGGTGCAACGAACTATATGCACTCTGATTTGACTTCTGCGATACTGGATGAGATCTATCCTGATCCTCTCTGGCGAAAAATCGCTGGCCGTTTGGTTGAGTCTCATGAGATCAACTATTACCGAAGCACTCCAGGTAAAGGCCGAGAGCTTGTCCGATCGATTCTCCAAAAGTCGGGACAGCTGATGGGTTCTATGATCAGCTTTCCGCTATTGTGCTGTGTGAACGTTGCTGTTCTACGTGCTGCGTACGAGAGACACTATGGTTACTCTTTCTCTCTTCTTGATTTGCCTGTCCTGATCAACGGCGATGACCTGGCAGCCAGACTTCCTCATGCTCTTCATGAGCTGTGGGACTCCTGGTTACCATATGTCGGATTTAAGAAATCACCCGGGAAGTCTTATTACTCTCGGGATTGGGTTCAGATTAATTCACGAACCTTCGACATTGAGTATGAACCTCGGTCAGACCGTTATCTTGTTACGTCTCAACGTCCCTATGTAAATTTTGGGATTATTGAGGGCTTCAAGAAAGGGATTGAAGTACAACATGAGCCTGTACTCGAGAACGTCGCAGCTCGACTCGGGACTGTCCGTAAGGAATTTTTTAACCTTCACGGAAAGACCCGACAGAGGGCAGAGTCGTTATTCATAGAGCGATATACCGAACGCGCGCAAAGAGCCTTTAAGAAAGGGCTCATCCCCTTCGTTCCCTCGGTCACTAACCCAGTAACTCTTGGAGGCTTAGGCTTCCATGACTACGATATATCACATGCTTTTGAGCGTAAGTTGATAGACTTTAACGCGGCAAGTGAGGCCTTAGGTTGGACTTATAAAAAGCCAATCGTATCGGAGTACCTTTCAGGTGAGTTATTGAGTGATGACCAAAGGTGGGAGTACCGTATTCCTACGGTTCCCAAGAACATGGAAGAATGGGAAAGTCTGGTCCAGCACGCGAAGCGGTTGGAGATGGGCGATAGACCAGCCCGGAGGAGTGTCTGGAGCGACACAGTCGATGATGTACAGCCTGAGATCGCGACTCTAAAGGATGACTATGAATCAGTCTTGAGCCAGGAACAGATCGAGCAAGCTAACCCGCTATCAAAAGAGATAGTTGTAGGTGCCTCTGCCGATCGCAGAATCCGGTTTATAAAGAGCGATGACCACGAAAAGTGGGGTCACCCTGAGGAGTACGAGTGAATAAGGTCAGGTCTACACTCGAT